TGTACCGCCAACTAATACACCTGAATATGTTGCGCCTGTCTTAATGACAGAAATTGTGTTTGCGTCAACAATGGTAATAGTGTTATATGTTCCGTTATAAATTGTATTGCTGGTTAAACCGCTGACTGTGATACGATCTAGAGCTGAAGCTCCGTGATTTTCTTTACTGATATAAAGTGTTTCACCAGTTGCAGTTAAACCTGCACCAGTTAATGGTGTTGGTGTGTAAGCATCTGCTTCTACGCGGTATGAAGTAACTAAACCGCTATCAAGTACGTCGCCAGAGTTGCCATCAGCAACGAAGATCATCGCATCTTGAACAGCTAAGTTTTGTGATGTTAGTGTTGTTGAACCACCACCGATGACGATCTCACCAGCAATTGTTGTGTCACCGTCAATATTGACAGAACCGCCAACGAATAAGTTACCTTGTAGACCGATACCACCGCTAACACGTAAAGCACCAGTTGTAGTAGAATCAGCGTTTGATGTTGAGTAGATCTCTACACCAGGTTGTTTACCTGGGCGTGAAGTACCAATAACACGCATACGCTCGAATGTGTTGTCGTCGAAACCACCAGTTGAGAATACGATATCATTTTGTGTACCGTTACCAGATGTTGATACGAATAGATTACCTAATTCATCTGTTGAGCCTTCTTTAGCTGACATGAAAATGTAGCCGTCGCCTTTACCAGTTACACCGAATGCAGGGTCATCATAGTTCTCAGAACAGATACCCATATCGATCCAGCCGGAATCATTATCACCGCCAGATGAATAAAGGATCATGTCAGTAGAAGCTGAAGTACCAGTGCTACTATTCTTTACTGCAACTTGTACAAATGAATCAGCATTACCAGTTAAGATAGCAGATGTGTCTGTTAAACCTACATAACCTGCATAGACAAAATCGTCTTCAGTTAATCTAATAGCTTCTGTACCTTGAGCTAGGATACCGCCTTCAGAACGCAAGTCACCTTGTGCACATAGGTTACCAGAAACACCGATACCGCCTTCTACACGAAGAGCGCCTTCGTCGAAATTTTCAGAGGTTGTAGGCATTGTAATAACAACGCCAGGTTCAATAGTTGTTCCGCTAACAACACGAGAAGTACCAATTATTTGCATCTTCACGTTCGCAGCATCGAAGCCACCAGTGAAGAATGTGATGTCATTATTTGTACCGCCGTCACCAGTACCGATGATCAAGTCACCTTTACCAGCAGATCCAGCAGGAGCTGACATGAAGATGTAACCATCGTTAGGACCAGTAACTGAGAAGTCTGGATTATTGAATCCAGAAGATGTGATACCAACATCTATCCAACCAGAATTATTATCACCATTATCAGAATAAGCGATAAGGTCAGTAGAAGCTGCTTCACCATCATTTCTATTTTTAAGTGATAGCTGTACGAAATCATCTGCATTACCAACAAAAACACCAGATGCATTTGTTAAACCATAGTAAGCATCAGATGCAATTGAAGTGATAGTAGCACCAGTAGTGCTGATAGCTCCGGTACCAGATACACCTGTACCGTTGATTGTAACCGTTCTAGCACCAGTATCGACCGCAGAAATAGTCCACTCAGCATTTAATACTTCGTGTGGAGATGTTAAACCTTCAAATAGGATTTTGTATGAAGTTGTTGCACTTGCTAATGCAGAACCTACGTTGTAATGTATAGTAACATTACCTGCAGATTTTGTAACAGCATCTACAGTAGAAGTGACATCATCGACGCCAACGTTGTCTATTAAGTCCATAGCATCTACGCCTTGGAATAGATCTCCATTGGTAATGTGTGCATTACTTACAACGATTAACTCACCTGGAATAGTAACATCAGTCTTCCAAGCTGGAACATTAGTAGTAGCGTCGATTTGTAATGTTGCATTATCTGCACCAGCTGGTAAACGTTGAATAGCTCCAGTACCATAAACTAGCATATCACCAGTTGTTGTTAAGTTAACACTTAAGTCACCTTGAGCAACAGCATTCCAATATGTGTTTGATAAGTCTTCTAACGGAGATGTACCAGTTACTGATAAGATACAAACATATGATGATGTGCCAAGTTGTACGACATCACCAGCATGATAAGCGGTTGAGCTTGAGTAATTGCCTGTCCATTTTAGACCGTGAACGAATAAACCCCAATTTGTTGTAGATGTTTCTGGATTTGCATTCAGATTGTCTTGTTTAGCTAAGTAAGTATTGCCGCCGTAACGAACAATATCACCAACTTGGTATTGAGAAGCTGAGGACCAATCACCTTCTAATTCAACACCATTAACGAAGTTTTGCCAGTTGACACCTTCGTCTTCCCAGAAATCAGCATCGGCAGTATGACCGTCAATACAGATGTAAGTATCCGAACCGTACTTAACGATATCGCCTTCTTTGTAATAAATGCCTGTTGTCCAAGCACCTTTCCATTGAATACCGTCTTGCATTAATTCCCATTTATATGGTGCTGTATCCTTAGCTGTATAGAAGGTTTCATCGTTGATGCCTGATGTGTGCGCTCCTAAACAAACATAAGTTTTACCGCCGTAGCTAACTACGTCGTCTTTAACATAAGCGTGGCTGGTTTGCCATACGCCTTTCCACCAAAACTTTAGTCTACCAAGTTTAAACTCTGCCATATTCGGTCCTCGTTACCTTTGTGATTTATTTATTATACATCCGTTGGATATGTTCTGTCAGCACCAACAGATGCAACAAACTCACCATTGTCGTCAATATAGTACGAAATTTTAACTTTATCAATACGCCATTGCTGATAATACAACGCTTCTTCAGGATTCACAGCGTCGGTATCATAAAGTTCTCTTTGATTAAAAAACTCATGAAACGGGAGAGCGGATAAACCACCATCACGTGTCAATGGTTGTGAATACAATCTTACTTCATCAGTAGGATCTTTAAGATCTGCACTACCTATATATAGTGTGCCTTCTTCGTCTCTACGTAGACCATAATAGTAACGTGGTCTTTCGTCTAGATTTGCATAGCCTTCTGCACTTGCGCCAATTACGTGAGCCATTTAATCCCTCTTAAGTGTAAGTAATAACAACAACACTTAAGAGAGCATCAATTCCGCCTTCCCAGCTTGACACAATCTTAACTGTATTGTTTGGTGCAAGAAGTAACTTCTCACCACCATTAACTGCTTTTAAACTGCTATTTGGAGCAATTAAAATATCTTTGATATAATATCCTTCATCACCGTTATCATCTGTCACTGTAACAGAAACATAAACACCGATATCTACTACGTTACAGATATTTAAACCTACAACTGCTGCCTTTTGATTTGCATTTGTTGTAACAAGAGTAACTGGAGTTCTACCAACCTCAGGATATACTTTGTTTGTAATATTGCTTGATGATGCCATTTAATTATCCAAAAATAATAGCTTGTACTAGTGCAATCTCTTCGGCACCACTAGCATTAACAGCGTCACCAGCTTGAGCTGCTGACTGCCATTCTGATCCATTAAAAATCTCTAAAACGCCACGATCTTGGTTAAGACGAGTAGCTCCAATACTAGGAGAACTAGGTCTTTCACCATCACCACCCCAAGGCACAACAAACTGTCTGCCTGGAGAATTATCAATGACTAAGTCATCTCTAACTAAAAATGGTTTATTTGATGTGGACATATTCTATATTTATATCTTTTAATCTACAACTGCTGCATAATTCTAACAAACTTAGCTTGATAATTAGTATTAGAGGCTAATGGAGCGCTTGTAATTTTTAGTCTTAATTGTCCACTAACAATGTCAACAGTAACGGTTGCTATTTCACCATTGCTGTCTATTACGCCGTATCTTGTAACAAAAGCATCAACGCTATTTGTAATAGCAATAACTTCCATTGCTTGATAATAGGGTTGTGCTGTTGCGCCGCTACTCGTTATTTCAATGAAATATTTTGCTGTCTTATATAATGAGACATCGAATGAATCTAGTACAACTGTAGTTTCAGTCGCATGATTCCACCCTTTAACATTTGATTCCAATATGCCAAATGGGATACCTTCAACGACTTCTTCACCATCTGCTACACGAGTATAAAGCTTGCGATTGAATGTATTAATCGCAACTTCGCCTTCATATAGAACTGTACCATCTGGCACAGCATCTTGTGCATTGTTCCTACGAAGTTGAACTATCGTGCCATTAGTTGACATTATTACTCTTTAATTTCCGATGATTTAAAATCATCTTCTTCTTTTTTATCTTCATTAGCTGCTGCTTCTAATGCAGCTAACTTATCAGTCGCTATTGATAACTGTGTCTCTAACAAAACCACTTTATTCATTAGATCAGCTATAGCTCTTTGCTGACGTTCTACAAATTTATTAACAAATTCTTGACTAGCTTCAATTGCCATAATATATCCTTACGATTTAATTAATATGTACCACAATCAATGTGTGCAAACTTAGGAACACCTGTTGAACCAATCTGTAAGATTTGACCTGTTGTGTCACCACCGTTATACACCGATAAATCATCACCACCCGCAAATAATGCATCACCGTTTACATCAACGAATGGAACTGAGTTAGCAGTAAATGATGAGAATGATAAAGATGTTAATAATGCATTACCGAAACGAACATCAGATGCTGTACCAGAGAATGTATCATTTGTATTAGTTGCATCTTCAATGAATGTTAAACGATTAGCTGATGTGTCATAACCGAAGAAACCAGACTTAGCTGATGTACCGTTATGCCATCTAAATTCCATACCCTTATCAAGACCATCTGGTGCTGTAAGAGCTTCTTCATCTCCGTTTGCATCTGATTGCATACCTAAGATGAATGTTGGGTTATTTGACTGAACTGATGCAGAGTTAACTGTTGTTGTAGTACCCTTGATTGTCAAGTTACCTTCAATAACAACAGAACCAGTATTTGAAGCACCCGTTGATGGATCCAAATAAAGAATATCAGTACCAAATGTAGAGATCTTATTGTTTAAGATCTGTGTACCGACTGGAGTTGCTGCTGTTAAGTCAGCTGAGAACTTTGATGAACCATTGTTGTCAACGCGCAATCTTTCAAGACCATCTGTAAACATACGCAATTGGTTGTTGTTTGAACCAGGAGAATTTTCTGGAGAAACATATGTGTTACCATCAATATCTTGTAAACGAGAACCGATAGCGTTCCACGCAATGCCGTCATAACCTTCGAACACGTTTGTTGTTGTGTTGAAGCGGAACATACCTGCAAGAGGTGATGCGTCACGAGTTGCTGTATTACCTACTGGAACACGAATAGCATTTTGGCTAGAGATCTGTACATAACCAGTACCAGCTGGTTCAATAAAGATCTTACCATCAGTTCTTGAAGAACCAACTGTATCAACGTTAATGTATGTTAAGTCGATGTCTGAATCGATAATAACAGTACCAGTGCCGTTAGCAGCAAGGTGTAAGTCAGCGTTCGTTTCAGTAATAGAGATTGTATTACCATCTAAACGAATACTATCAACGTTTAATTGGTTTACTTTACTGTTTGAGTCAGTGATGATAGCAGCATTAGGACTTAACACACCATTTTGATGTGATAACATCTCTGTAAAATAGCTACCACCGACTGCAACGATATTAGTAGCTTCTCCAGCAACTTCGTCACCAGTACCAATATAAAGTCTGTCTCCTCCGTTTGAGGTTACTAGACCTTCAATAGGTAATTGTGTTAAATATGAATACGCTAACTCACCAGTAGCAAGTGTACTTGGCTGTCCACTTATCCCGGAATTTTTGATTTTAATAATGGTTGCCATGGCTTAGTACTTTCCTCCGATGATTTTGACCTTTGATCTAGGGTGATCAACCGTAGCTGTTAATTTGAATTTCGCAGTATCAGCATCATATATCATCATTGCACCGTCTTCTAATTCGGTGGCGTCAATATCATTCAAATCTAATAAATTCAATGATGTGATACCCAAGGCAAACGTACGTACTGTTACCGGGGTATCTAACTTAATTTTGGATCTTAATGCGGTAGTCATCTATTACCTCGAGACTCTAGGTGTTACTGTTACTTGTCCTTCAACGACACGAATAACAGTACCAAGCGTTGAATGGATGATTTCGATATCATAAACATAACGACCATCTCGCATAAGGCTTGTCTGTGCAGCAGTTAATGTCAACTTAACTTCGCCTTGGTTAGTAGTTTTAGCGCAACCAATTACAGTTGCAGTCGATGAAGTATATGTCTTTCTAATCTGACCACGAACAGTATATGGACCGAGATCAATAGGTGTACCGATTGAGTCTTCTATGTCCAATGTGGCCACAAAGTCTGACCCTTGGTCTATAACTAGGTTAACTAACTGAGACATTTATAGCAAAATCCAAAAAAAGAGTTATTCTGGCTTTATTTATATAAGTTGCGATTCTATATCATCAAATAGTTTTATTCTCGCTTTGATAGCTGTAATCGCTGCTTGTTCGGCCTCATGAATAAGGAATGGATCATCCTTACAAAAGTAATTAACTAAATGTTCTGACATTGGTCCATGGCTTTCTCCATCAACCTGTATGTGTCTTTCCAAGTAATAGTGAAACTTAGGAGCATCGGTTTCTGATATATCAATTTGTTTAAGTAGTCTTTTAAACATTGCCGGGATTACTGATTCTCTGCCATAACAGAATGAGGCTGCAGCACAATGAGGACCCATTTTTATAGCATCAAAGGTGGTTTTTACGAAATCCATAGAAGCCTTTGGAACATACTCACAGTCTATATGTGAATTTAACCTGCTAACAGCATCCAGATAATTTGTAACAGGCATTGTATCAGCACCCACTTCCATCATTGCCTGTAAGTATAGGTCGAAATGACTTATAGATGATTTACCATCTGGAGATATATCAGATTCCTCACAGAGGACTATCTCATTAATCATCCTAGCTATATCAGACCTTGTGCCAGGAGTTGGCAACCATATGTTACTAGTTGGCACCACATTATGTTGTATAGTCTTTAATAGACTCATGAAATCCCATACCGCAAAGACATGGTATTTCATGAAGATTCTAAGATCTTCAATAGATTGTATAGTATTAGTTACAAGAAGAGAATGATTCTCAAGCTGAGATCGGTACTCTTGTATCTTCTTTAGGTCTAATTTCATGTATTCCAGTCTCTAATAATTCAACCTCTTCACCAAACAATAACGCAAATGCATTTTGCTGAATAGCTGAATACCAAATTTTTTCAACCCTACAGTTGTGTAAAAATACTTCTGTTGGAAAATCTATAGGGCAACTAGATTTACATAGTCTTTTCACTGGGCAAGTAGAACAATGAGTATCTTTTCTTTCTAGCGTAAGACCAATTATTTTTACGCCCTTTAGATTGTTGATGTGTCCTCCAGTAAACTTCTCAGAAGTGTGTGGACACAGTCTAACATTACCTCGTATATCCATGGATAATATATCTGCAGCATCCGCACCACAACTTGAAGTCATTGTCACTGGAATCTGATGTCTAGTTAACAATGCATATCGTAAAACTCCAACTTCATTATCAACTATATTACAATTTAAGAAACGATCTCCGCCGTCTTTCGCTTGTTTAATGGCAGCCTTTAAATACGAGTCTACCATTTTTTTAAATTCTGGTAATAAATCGCCTTTAATTACATGGTCGGCAGAATTTTGGGAATCTGTGTCATCATAAACACGAGCTGGAATAAAACTCAATCTTGCATGTTTTAATCCAAGTTTGTTTGATACATCTTTAAAATAGTCGTTGATTTTAAACAAATCAAAATTCTGAGCAGAGATGACAGTATTAAAACTAAATTGAATCTTTGGATGCATCTCACCCAGCTGTCTAATAGTATCTGCTACACTCTCTTTAATAAAGATATCTTCACCGCGCAGAAGTTCTTGTCCAGGTCCATCATGTGAAATACCCATCATGATAGTAGCTTGTATAGTTTTAAAAAAATCTACATGCTTTTGTCTTAAAGCAGATCCATTAGTTGAAATATAAAAATGACGATTAGGAGCATCAAGTAATTTCATGATCGCCATCATATCATTCCAATATAGAAATGGTTCACCTCCCCACAATTCAACCCTTTCAAGTTGCTCTAGATCTAGATGAGTATTGATTGATTCAATGAAAGATGGCAGCCAGAAGTTTTCAGGTCTTTCATTAGGATTACCAATATCTTTTTGCATACAATATCCGCATGAATAGTTACATGCATGACCCAATAAGATGCGCAAAGCCGTAGGTTTGTTCGTCTTATGTGTTACACCAAAAATATTTTGTTTATTGATATTTTCAAAATATTCCCAGCCTTCTTTTGGAGGCAATGATAAAAGTTCACCATCTTCGTTGTGAATACTGTTATCAGTATTTCTATAAAAGAATTGTTTTCCGCTACTCGTTTTAAATTTGCTATAACTCATATTTTCTCAATAATTGGAATAATTTTATCAGGACTTCCTTGCACTAAACCATATTTTGTTGCATTCCATTGTAGTTGCATCATCCTTTGGAAAAATTTAATCTTATAATTTACCATAAAATTGGGTA